CTCTTGATCAGTAAACTTATTTGTCATCAGGCATCCCTAGTGTCATTAGTAGCATAACAGCACCCATTGAAATCATACATGCCCCAAACAATACGATTACAGGAACAAAGGTTTCAAACAAGAAGGTCATAATTTTCCTCCACCAATCTTGTCATTGATTTACGTTTGTCAATTTCAACGCCATATTTACGCATTGCTTTTTCAAACGCTTCTTTAGTCCAATTCGATTCAATGTATTCTTTATTCATTGATACTGAAATGTAAGGTCTAAATTTATTTTTTGGTTTCCATGTCAACATATTATTTCTCCTTAATTAAATCTTTTTGAGTAAGAAAACCTGAACATAACGTCATGTTTTCGCCTTCACAATAAAGTTGATCTAACACGTTAGGTGGTTTTAATAGATCATCTCGCTTGTCTTGTAATGCACTACAGCCAGTCAAGGCTAGTGCTAGTATGATTGTTAGTGTTTTCATGCTAAAAAGGGATGTCATCATCAAACTCATCCCTAGCAACAGGTGTTATAGGTTGAGGTGGTTCAGTCTGTTGTGTTTGTTGCGCTTCTTGTCTAGGTTCTTTCTTAGACAAAATACGAAACTCTGATCCGAAGCCACCAAGTTTGATTACAGTAGAATATCTTTTGATACCATCTTTCTCATAGCTCTTAGTATTTAACTCGCCCTCTATATACACCTGAGTGCCTGTATCAAGATCAAGTTTCTGCAAAGTTTCAGCCAACTGATTCCACACGTCACAAGTATGGTACTCTGCAACTGACTTACGTTCACCAGTAGACTTATCTTTCCACGATTTATTAGTAGCTAACTTAACTCTAGCTACTGTGCCACCATTTTGCAATTGTTTAAACTCAGGTGGTTGAGTTAGATTGCCTATTAACATTACTTTATTTACCATTACAGCTCCTTATATTAAATTAGGTGGTTACTTACGGTAACCAATCGAACTTGTTTGTCTTTAACTAAGGATGGCTTGGAGAACCACCCACACAGCGTAGGTAAGTTATTCCTCTGTGTTCTTTTGTGACTCAGCAAAGTCTTTCGCCGCTTTAACATTGCTTTCATGTTTAGCCTTTGCTTTTTCTTTGCTCTCTAACGACTTGCGTTCTTTACGTTCAGCCATCCACTCCAAGTGTTCAGGACTAAGCGCAAGTTTAACTCGTGTAGCTAATGGAGTGTCACCTCTGTAATCTTTCTCAACTTCAGTAACACCTTCTTCATCTTCTGCTTCAATAGCCATGATCAATTTAGCTGACAAACTCTCAGCTTTGTATTGAGCCAACTCGTCAGCTTTAGCATTAGCTTCCTGTTGTTTAATAGCACCATTGACCTCATCCCATGTTGCAACTGACGTTGTTATGCCAATTCCTAATATGCCAAGCGCCCTACCTATTGCACTTGTCTGACATATTTCAACAAATGACGTAGCATTAATACTGTTCTTGCCTTTTTCTTCATGGGCAATACCCTCAGATACTTTAACACCATTTACAAACACAGTAGCTTTGCACATAATTGTATCTTTATCAAAATGTAATATGTCAGTTTGTATATCACCGTTCTCGTAATGTTTACGAAAATATTGAAGCCTAGTTTTAACCAATACATAATCTTTGCCTTGAATGGGCATAGCTTCAAGCAAAGGCAAACCATATTTATCTAATGTTTCAGTTTGCATTACGTTGTTATTTAAATTTGTCATAATATCTCCTTAATTTGTGTGGTAAGAGTTTTGTCTATCTCTTGTCTGAAAAAAACCTGAGTGTTGTGGAAAGTCATCCATAAATTTTCTAGCGTAATGCGAAATCCATCCATCATCAATTTTATAATCGCCTTCACCTGAAATCATACTTTCCCATCTGATCCTATGAAATATAGCTTTTGCAGAATAGTATTTTTTTCTTTGTGTAGCCATGTTTGTAAACTTAACAAACAATGTATAAATTTCAGGGTTATTTTTATGATATTCATTAAAGTTTTCTTTAGTCCATTTACCATGCATATTGCTCTCCTTATTTGTAAATGCATCAAACCCAGCACGTTGCTCTTTGTACTCATCATATGATGGGGGTTCTTGATTATCTAACTCTTGTAGATTTTCTTCAGAGTTGATTTCATCGTAATAGTAATCTGATACGCTCATTATTTTGCTCCAAGTTGTAATTCAAAAGAAAGACGATCCTGTAACACCATCTTGATGTCATCAGTAAAGTCATAATCAAAATCTTCTTCATACTCCTCATACTTGCCATAGACTGTAGCAGAAAGTGTGAAATATCGAAGATTCTTTACTTTGTTAATAGCATCAGCTAAGATCAAAGTGTCTTGAACATCAAGTTTTTGATCTAAATCGCCAACCATATGCTCGACTTCCATAATAATATTGTCAGCTTCAGTCATGCATTCATCTCTTGCATCATCGAAGTTAGATTCCCATTGACTCTGAAATTGATCGCCTTTCTTAAAATCTTTTAAAGTTTCCATAATATCTCCAAGTGTTTAAAGTGTTAAGTATATATTAATATTAGTATATGAACATACTAATTTCGATATAGTTTCCATTTCTTTCTAAAAGTTGATTGTAGGATCGTTCTTAGTTGGCAATCAGATAATCTTATCATAGTAACAAAAAACTTAACTACACCATCTGTGCCATTAGTTTGCCCAAGTTGTATTACTTTCCATGCCTCATAGCCATTCATGTAATAAACCCTATCAACAAAAATCTCATTGTCACCAAAATGAAAGTCATCTTCATCTAACATATGTTCTTCTTCTTCGATTTGTTGATCGATAATAGATTCAAAACTTCTCATGATTACGCTCCCCAAAGTGATAGTTGAATATTCTTAGGTGCGTTAGATTTTCTACCGTACCAAGTCTTAGCCATCGTTCTCATTTGCCTAAATAACTTTTTGTCATACTTAGGTAAGTGAATAAAACTTTCAGCTTCTTTGTTAGAAATTTTCTCAACCTGAACTGGATATTCGACAAAGACAACGTGAGTCCATTTGCGCCCTCTGTTGATCACAAGCGCCATACGGTGTTGCTGTCTACCGTTTTTTCTCATAAAGTGTGTGTTAACTGCTTCCATATACTTCTCCAAGTGTGTGGGGAGCTTTGCCCCCCTATTAAAATTATCTGCAAAGGATGTTGTAAGATTCTTGTGATTCGAATCTATCAAAAACAGGAATTACATCAGGACATGGATACCCAAGCATTTTAGAAATGTGATCAGCAATGTAGTTATCTACTTCAGCATAAACACCATTGTGCATAGCACCGATCAAGCCTTCAGGTTTGTGTAGTGGTTTTAGAATTGCTCTGTATCCACCTTTAACTTGTTGCTTTTCAATAATAAATTCAGGAGCTGACTCATCAGCTTCTTGTACAAAATAGCCACTAGGAATTTCTACACCAATAATAGTGATCTCATCTTTACCTTCTAAAAGGTCTTTGCTACCGTACTTGCTAGTTAATAATTTTGCTCTGTTAAATGACATTGTATCTCCAAGTTAGTTTAAAAGTGCCGATTTGTTATCCTCGACACAGATATTATATACTAATATTGGTATACGGTTAGACATTTGACATAAAATAATTAAGCCTATAGGAGTAGGGGTTGTAGAGCTAATTTAAAATCCCTAACGGTAGTCAGGGATAGTTTTTTTGCAAAAATTAAAAAAAAGATCACAAAACCTGTGTATCATTTTAAGTCTTGGTTTAGTGTTTTTTGAGTAGATCAGAAAGCAAAAATCCCTAGAGTGGTTGAAGCTCTAAGGATTTTCTAAACTGGTGTTTGCCCCACCGTTCTATGAAAGATTATACCATTTTCAGACTCGAAGGCAAATATCAGGATGCGAAAGGTGATATGTCGAGTTTAATACTTCACTCACACCTTAAAAAAGAGAATCAGTTATGCGTTCCAAGAGGCTGTGGATTGATGTTAGATTAAGAAGGTTTATACTGGTAACCACCTTGAACCGATAAAGAAAATCTAGCGCAGAGTTACAGAAGGCTGAGTACGGATCATACCGTAGCAATGAACTCTGACTTGTTTGACTATGATTGAAACAAGCACGGATGATACTGCGATGCGCTTTATACCGATGAGAATCTCTAACTTAGATTAACGTCTAGGTTGGGGATTACTTGCACGAAACTCTCAGCTCCACAGCATTACCCGATAAGTTTAAAAGCTCTTGATCTTAAATGAGCGTTTAGCTCGGCTCTTTTAGAAAGTGAGTCGCTGAAAGCGAAATATTAATTGAAACCAATTCAGAACTGTGTACTAATATTGATATAATTATATTATTCTATTACTTTTTTTTATTATGTCTAAGATTATTTATTACGAATCCATACCACGAGAGCTTGAAAGACTTCAGATTACACAAAAAGAGGCAGCTAAGATGTTAGGATTGTCATTGAGTGGTTTCACATCAAGAATTGCATCAGACAAATCTATTACACATTGGATGATTTATGGGTTAGCCAATTATTTAGAGCCAACTAAACCTAGAAAACGAATTAAAAATGCCAAAAAAACTTGATCACAGCGAAAGAAAAAAATTAATAAAGACAATTAGAGATGTCTTAGCAACGATTGAAGGCATAGAGGACACAGAAATTCAAAACAAATTGTGTGAGCAAATCATTATGTTGTGTGATCAAATGAAATATAACTTAATTATAGATATGTACAAAGCTAAATGACTTATGAATAAAAAATCTATATATTATATTGATGAACCAACATGTATAAGTTTTTCAGGTGGTAGAACATCTGCATATATGTTACATAAAACATTAAATGCCCACGATGGGGAATTACCTGATTTTGCTAAAGTAACTTTTGCTAACACAGGAAAAGAAATGCCTGAAACATTAGACTTTGTTAAAGATGTGGAACAAAAATGGGGTGTTAATATTGTTTGGTTAGAAAGATTTGCAAGACATTCACGAGATGACGAGCCAAACAAATTTGCATATGAAACAAAAGTTGTAGATTATGATACTGCTAGTAGAAACGGTGAACCGTTTGAAGCATTATTAAACACTATGGGATATACACCAGCGCCAATGATGAGGTTTTGTACAGCACAACTTAAAATAAGAGCAATTAATGAATACTTAGTAAACACTTGTGGTTTTAAAACACCATTTACATCATTTATAGGTATACGTGGCGATGAACCTAGAAGGGCAGTTAAATTAAATGGCAAAATTGAGAGTGGACAAGAAGCATATTTACCATTATATTTAGATAACGTAACTGCTTCAGAAGTTTCTAATTTTTGGAAAAACAACAATTTTGATTTAAATTTACCCAATGAAAACGGTGTTAACAATTTAGGAAATTGTGATCTTTGTTTTTTAAAAGGTGCAAAAATAGCTTACGAAACAATTATTACTGACTTTAGCGACAGTGACAATAAACTAATAGCAAGCAAACCTTTACTTGGAAAAAAAATTCACGATCAATTTAAGGAAGCCCTTTTAGAAAGAACAAAAAATGGTCATTTCGCAGAAATAACCTTTATTGGT